ACCGCTTGAAAATCGTTGTAGGTCGTTCCGGGGTACTTGTAGCGCAGCGCGCGGGTGGCAATGCCGCACTGGCGGAAGTTTGGGTCGAGGCTGAGAAACGCCGCGGCGAGCAGCGGATCGAGCGTCTGCGTCGCTGAGCCGGTGCGCACAGAGACTTGCAGATTGCCAGGATAGTCCGGCGTTCCGGAAATGGTGCCGTCCGCGTTGTACTTGCCGATCGGCGTCAACACGCCCGCCGGCAACGTATCGCCGAGCACGCTAAATGCCAGGCTATCGGCGGCAATACGCAATTCCTGGTAGCCTTCGATCTCATGCGCGGCGTCGAGGAACAGGTGATAGAGGTAAGGCGGCTTAACCTTTTCCAAGGCGAGCGGACCGCCGACCAGCGCGGTGCCATAAATCACCCTGCGGCTCGGCGTCGCCTGGCGCGTGTTCGCCCGCACCTCTTGGGAATTGATCGACGACCCAAAGGCATCGTCCGCGGCGCCGCCGCCATCCGGGCGCGCGGTCAAGAGATAATTGGCACCGACCAGGCCGGCGGTGATGATGGCGCCGCCGACAAAGCTCGCCGCCTCAAAACCGATCGCGATGCCGGTCACGGCCTCGGCCGCCGAGATCGCGGCAATGCCGATCGAAAGCGAAATCGGATCGTGCCGCGCGGCCGCCGTCCGCGGCTGCCAGGGATAGCGTGACAGGCTCATCGTCGCCGGATCGACCAGGCGAAGGCCACGCGACTGTCAGGCAGTGCCGTAAAGCCACGCTCATTGCGGCCGACGAACCAGCCCGGTGCGCGACAGACCATCGCGGCGAACGCCGTAACGGTGCGGCCGCGGGCATTCTTGACGGTCAACGCAGCGAGCCCGACGTCGCCAGGCTTGGCCGTGCCTGGCGCGATGCGTCGCCAACGCAGCGCGCGGGCGCTGCCGATCGCCGCCTTGAGCGTACCGCCGCGGCCGAGCACCCGCACCGCACCGCGGCGGGTTCGATAGCGGCCGCGGAAGCGCCTGGCCGGATCCCGGCCGGTGAGGCCACGCACCACGTCGGCGACCGCCAGCATGCAATCATCGACGCCCCACACCATCTCGGTGCGAGACCATGCCGCCGTCGCCGCATCGACCGCGGCCGCGGCACGTACCCTAAAATCACGACCGCCGGTCACGTTGGCGTCCAGATGATTTCTTGCTGCTGCAGAGCCGTGATCAGGTCGAGGCCCGTGTCGGTCGGAAAGCGGCGGCGCTGATCTTCCGGCGAATACACCTCGTCGATCGCGCGCTCGAGCGTGTAAAAGCCGGAGCGGCCGATCAGGCTGATCGCAGCGGTGCCGTCGTCGGCAATCTTCAAGCTTTGGTAGTCAAGCTCGATTTCCAGCAAATCCAGCGGATCGGCAATGACGCGCAGATCCGGCGTGAGCGCAGCAAGTTGCGCGGTTGCGATCCGGTTCTGCACCGCGGCCGAAAGCCAGGTGCCGACATCGTCAGGCAGACCGCGCAAGGTCATGGTGACGTCTTGAATCGCAAGATTGGTGCCGTATTGCACCGGCGTGATGCTGCCGAGGCGGCCGACGCCAACAAAGTCGTTGCCTTGATAGGTGAGCGTGCCGACGCCGGTCCAATAGCGCACCACGCCATCCGGATGATCGATGACGGCGAGCAGCGCCAGGGCCGCATCGGCGGCGAGCGCGTCGCCCATCCGTTTGGTTACGAGCGGCGTCATGATCAGATCAGAGCCTCGACCAGGCTCATGCCGTGGGTGCCGAACGCATTAACGTCCCGATCGAACGCACCTTGATCATCGTCGGCGAGGCGAAACACGCTGGCCGGATAATGCAGCACGACGCTATCGCCGACGCTCAAGCCCTTGCGAAGCGGCGGCACAATTTCGATCCGCGTCAAACCCGCGGCGTCGGTGGGCGCGTCGCGCGTGACGCGGTGCAGGCTCGGCGTTGCGTCGAATGTGCCGCCGCGCTGGAACTCGACATGATCGCCACGCCGCAGCACGCGCAACGTCGAAGCCGGAAGGCCGCCGATCACGACACTCATCCCGCCGTACGACGCCGCGCCGGCGCAGTACACGGCCGGCGGCAGAAGCCCTGACGAAAATGCGGCGCCGCCGGTAAAGCCGGACCCATCGGTAAAGCGCGCCGTGGCGGCGATCACGTCGGCATTGTAGAGCGGCATGCGGCGCGCCCAGGCCCCGATCCGGATCAAGCCGGCCTGGCCGCCAAGCGACTCGAGCAGCGCCTCGCGCTCGGCCGCGTCGGCATCCTTGAGCGGTTGAAACGGCAAGCTTGCCCGCCAATACTGGACGTGCGGACCATAGACGTTGGCCGACATGGTCCACGGCGCCTTGCTGCTCTGGGAGCGCGAGGCAAGCGAGAACTGGCCGCCGCGCGGCTGCCACCAGGCCCGCGGCCAATCGACGATCATGGTGCTCATTTCGGATCAGCCCGCAAAGAATGATGGATCGTTGCGCCGGCCGGTCTGCACCGCGACCACTGCGGCAACGACAGCCTTGTTAACGATGGCCGGCAGCCGCGCCATGATCCGCGCCTCGACATTCGGATCACTATCGCGCGCGTCGATCTGTTGTGTGATTTGAAATGACGGCGCGCCGCCGCCGCGGCCGTTGTTCGGCAGCACGGTGCCAGACACTTGCGGCACGAACCATTCGCTGCTCGAATTCTGCTCGTTGACCCGATACGCCTTGCCCGCCTCGACATCACCGCCGCCGGCGCGGAAGCCGCCGAACAGCGCGCCAAGAACGCCGCCGGTGCCGCCCTGCACGGTGCTTTTCATGCCGAACAAACCGGCCAGCGGGCCGGACCCGGTAAAGAACGCATCGAGCGCCGCGCGCTTGAGCTTGCCGAGCGCGCTCTGCACGATATCCGACATGCTGGTCGCCTTGTCGCCGATCTTGTCGAAGGCGTCGACCAGGATATCGCCGCCGAACTTCAGCGCTTGATTGATGGACTCGAATTCCCGCTTGGCTGTATCGAGCGCACCGGCGACGCGCGCGGTCGCGTTGGTGACGGTGTCGAACGCCGAGGCCTGGCCCTGACTCAGGGTAATGCCGGCGCCCTGCAGCGCCTGCGTCGCCGACATTTGCGCGCGCAATTGCGTGTACTTCTCGATTTGCTGATCGGTCACCGAACCGTCACGCTGCGCCGCCTGCAGCAAGCCGAACTCGGCACGAAGCCGCGCTTGCACTTCCTCGTTTTGACCAACCGCGAGCGTATCGGCACGCATCGCCGCGGTGCGCTTGTTGATTGAATTGACCTCGCGATCGTAAGCGCTCTGATCATCTTCCTGGTCGGGAAGCTTGCGGGTCTTGGTAGCCGGCGCCGCGGCGCCTGGCAGCGCGTTGACGGTGATGCGAAGCGGCGCGCCGGACGTGCCTGCCTGCGGCTCGGATGACCCCACGCCCCAGATCGCGCCTAACTTGTCGTAAATCCATTGCATGGCCGGCATCAGGTTGGCCTTGATCCGATCGGTCATGCTGTCGACCCAGCCAACCGTGCTGGCACGGATCTTATTGACCAGGTCGTCGAATTCGTGTGCCTTTTTAGCGAGCGCGTCGAACGCATCGTTTTTCTTAAGCGCGTCGAGCGACGTCACGCCATTCATGATCGCCTTAACCATCGCCGGCGCAGCTTCCTGGCCAAACGCCAAGGTCGCGACGTGGAGCCGATCGGCCTGGCTGGTGGCATTGATGATCAGCGACGATACATCGCGGAAAGCGTCCTCCAGCGACCGGACGTTGCCGGCGGCATCGGTCACGCTTTTGCCGTTCAACTCGAACAAATCTTTTAGCGACTGCACGCGGTCGCCGAGCGCCATTTGATCGGTCGCTTCCTTGAGCGTTTGCAGCGCCGGAACCGCGTCCTTGGCGTCACCGCCAAATTTCCTCATCAGCTTGCCGAGCTGGTCGATCTCGGAGGCGCGCCGGCCGAGATCGCCGGCGGCCTTGTCGACATTGACTAACTCGTCGTTCCATCGCTTGGCCATGACCGCAGCGCTGCCGATCGCAACGATGATGGCGGCCGGAATGGCCAAGCCCTTCATTTTCGTGGCGAGGCTGCCAATGCCTCCGATACCGTTTCCGCCGCCCAGCGCGCTTATCTGACTCTGCAGCGCGTTGATGACGCTGACCGAGTCCTTGATGTTCTTCCGCAACGAGTCAAACGCCGACTTTGATTTGTCTTCGGCATTGATATCGATCGGTAAAACTTCGGCTTGTGCCATGGCGCGCGCCTACGGTTTGAAAACTTCAATATGCTTGTAGAATTCGATCCATTGATCGAACTCGGCGGCCGGCATGGCGCCGATCTCGCCGAGGGTCTTGCCGAGACGATCCGCAACAGCAAACATCAACAGCCGTTCCGGATCGTCTCTCAGTTTTTTATTTCCGCCCCCGCGCTGTTCACGATGCTGGTCGCGACCCGCAGCACGATTCCCGAGTCCACATGCTGCAGCAAGAACGGCTTGTCCTCGAGCGTGAACATTTTGCTTTCATCCTGGTTCAACGCCTTGAGGATGAGCACGTCCGCGTCGGTCTTGGAGTTGGCGTCGCCCTTGAACAGAAGCGCGCGCTCGTCGACGGTCAGCGGCCGGTAAAAGATTTTGGCCGGCTTGCCGTCGACCTTCCACTCGGGCACCTCGATGCACATCACGCCAACGCTCTGATAATGAGCGACGGCGGCCTGCGTGACTGGACTTGTCATGACGAAATTCTCCCTGTTTTCTTTTGAAAAGACGGACTGCCGATTAGGGCCGGGTTACAGAATGGTGCGCGTGATCGCCCCGTTACCCTTGAAGTCGAAGGCGCGCATCACCACGCCGTCCTTTTTGGCGTCCATGGTGACTTTGACGATCGAGGCGGTGCCGGTGCGATAGTGCGAGCCCACAGCCGAGCCATACGGGAACAAGCTGAGCGTGACGCTCGCACCAACGATCAGCGCCTCCTGGGCATTGGCGTTGGTTTCGTCATAAGAGCACGTGAGGTTGCCGGACCAGTTTTTGGTGCCGACCAGGTGCGAGTCGGAATCGTCGCCCATGGACGTATCGTCGACCGTGGCAACGCCCTCCTCAACCGACCAGCCCTGGACCTCGGCCAACACGTTGTTGCCGACCTTCACGACGCCGTTCTTTCCATGATGCGTGCCCACGGATAAAGCTCCTTTGGTTTGAGAGACGCGAGATCAGACCGCGACGGTCAGATCGTTTTCAGCGGTGCGGTAGAACACCGCAAACTCGACGCGGACCGAACCGACATGAGTGGCGCCGTCCGCACGCAGAAACTTGTTGGTGATTTGCCACTCGACGGCGAGCACGCCGAGCGCCTTGAGAGAGCCGGACAACACCGCGTTGATGAGCGGCCCGTTCGCCTCTTGCTCGATCTGATCGAGCACGTCCTCGGCCATTTCCGCGGCATTGGCGCCGCCGCGCGTGACACGGCCCTCGATGACCAGCGCGCACTGCCGGCCGGCGGTCGGCGGCGAGCCCATCGAGTCGCCCGGCCGCCAGCGCGTGTCCGTGGTCGTATAGACCAGCAAGGTGTCGGCATGGTTGGCGGCGAGAGCGCGCGTGCGCGCCTTGTAGACGCGCGGCCCGGTCGTGGGCAGGCCGGTGACGAGCAACGCCGCGGCGTCGCGGATCTTGTTCCGAATGTGAGCCATTTTCAGTAAGCCGCGCCGAGTAGGATTGTCACCATGCCGGCGCCATCGGGACGAAGCTCGGCAACCGTAAAGACGCCGGCGCCAGTGACCGCGAGCGCGTCGCCGGCGTCGCCACCCTTGGCACCGGCCGGGATATCCTGCTCACGACAAATGAAGGTCGGATGACGATCCGCCACGTCGGCGTTTTCGACGTGAACCGACAAGTGCGGATTGTTGAACACGCCAGAGAACGGCAGGCTCGCCGAGCCGCCAACGATCGTATACGTCGCCTGGCTCCCAAAATCGTTGGGATCCAGGAACGCGAGACGATCGGCGGCGGACTCGGCGGCCATAGTGGCGAACTACTCGACGTCTTCGGCGGCGCCGAGCGGCGCCACCAACTTGATCGCGCCGGCCTTGATGAGAGTCTCCATCGTTTCGTCGTCGAGATCCTTGACGATCTTGCCGGCCTCGATGATGACCTCGAGCGGCGCGCCGGTGTCCTTATCCTTGCCTTTGCCATGCACGATGCGCGACTGCGCGACCGGCACCAATTTGGGAGCCTTTGCCATTGTTGTCCTCTACGTTGTTGCAATGATTTCAGGGAGAGAGAGCGAGTGCCGGCGGCGCGATCCACACGCCGCCGGCGGGCAGACAGGAGCGTCGCTAATTACGCAACGGCGTTCTGGAAGAAGTAAGCCGCGTCGTTCGCCGCCACGACCTCCTGCACGGCCTCACCGACGCGGACCAGCGTGCCGCCGCGCAAGCCGATCGTCGGAAGGTTGGCGATGGTGCCGGCGATACGATTGCCCCACTGCGCCGTGAAGCCGAACGTCACGGTGCCGGTCGGCGAGATGATCTGCGGCGCGCGATAGATCAGAGACGCGTGCTTGCCCCACAACCGCGTGAGAGAGGCGGCCTGTCCAGGCTTGGCCGAATTGTACCAGGAGGTGCCGACGATGACCTCCTCCAATTCGAACAGATCCGCAATCGCTTGCTTGGAGGCCGCAGTGCCGCCGCCGGTAGCGTTGCCGCCGGTCGGATAAACCGCGGCCGTGACCTTCGGATGCGTGCGGAGCTTCGACCAGACCGACTGCCCGATCACCAGGACGTTGGGACGAATGACGCACGAGTCCAGCGCCGTGATGATTGCCTGCACCGGGTCGGAGTTGGTGAAATCCGACCACTGCGAAGTGCCGGACAGCGTAGTGCGCTGCGCGGCCGGATAGGTGCCGAGCACGAACACGCCGGTCGCACCGTTGGCGACACGGTTCTCACGGTCGAGCGCAACCAGGTCGGTCAAGAGTTGCGTCGAGCGCGCCTCCGGGTCGATCGGCTTCACGCCCTGGATTGCCGCCGCGGCATTGGCCGCATCGATATCCGAATTCGGGATCGCGTCGTCGAGGCCGAAATCGTTGGTCGAGCCGGTGATTTCGGTCGCCGTCCAATCGATCTGGTTCGGCGCCGACTTGCGACCGACCCGGGTGTCGGGGATCGTGAAGCCATCCGCCAGCGTGTACTTGGAATACTTGAACGATTGCGAGTCGATCGGCAGGCGCGGAAGCACCTGGTCGGCGATAAACGACTGATTGCGATAGGCCAGCGTAATCGCCGTAAGGCGCGGCTGGATGACAAAGGGAGCTTGAGCCATTTTCGGTGTGACCTTCTTTCAAAGAAAGCGGCGAAACGCGCCGCGGTTAAGCCAAGCGCGAGCCGCTTAGCCCTGGAACGAGCCGACGCCGAGCAGCACGGGGATGATGTCGCCGGAAACTCCGGACACGATCGCCATGCCAACAATGCGGTTGTTGGTGCCGGCGCCCGGCGCCGCAGCGACGCCGTTGCCGGACGCGTCGGACGTGACCAGAGCACCACGCGCGACGGTGCCGCCGAGCTTGCAATCGGCGATACCCTCGTGAATGACGTCGACACGCTCACCGGACGCGGCCGCGACTTCGGTCGTGATGCCGATCAGCGAGTCCGTTGCGGCGGCGCCCTGCAGCGCGCCCCAATCGTTGGCGCCGACCTTCACGATCGAATTGGCGTTGATCGCGCCCTCAGCCGTGTAGGACTTGGTAAGGCCGTTGTTGGCCATGATGGAAGCTCCTTAGATGTTTTGGGATGGCGCCGGCGAATTGCCCGGCAAGGAACGCGAGCGACAGCGCGCGGCCGTTAGGCCGCGCCCGTGACGTGAGCGACCGCGTCGGCGGCCGTGACCTTCGCGCCGTTCTTGGCCTGCGCGTCGATATAGGCCTGCGCCTTCAACGCCACGTCGGCGGCGTTGGCCAGCGTGATCTTTCCGGCCTCGACAACGCCCGCCGGCTCCGACTTGAGACCATTGAGTGCTACCTCGTCGGTCGCGAGCGCGGCCATGTGCGCCTTGGCCTTGCCGCGGATGGCGGCGTTGATGGCGAGCGCGACATCGCCTGCGGTCTTCGACGGGTCGGCCTTGTGAGATGACACGATCAACTCATGGCCCGTCATCGCCGCGGCATCGATCGCCAGAATGCGGTTGCGCTCGAGCGCCGAGGCTTCCGCAGCGATCTCGGTGCACAGCGCCGGGAATGCCGAACGCAACTGCGCCGTGGTCGTGACCTGATCGTTACCCGCGACATTAGCGGCGGGCGCGCTTTGCTTGTTATCCATCGTGAATCCTTTCGATGATGGAATGGAGCGGCTTTGCGTGCCGCGGGACATTTCCGTAAGCACCTCTTCAAAGGAGCCCACGGCATCCGCCAGGCCGGCATCAACAGCGTCGGTGCCACGATAGACACGCGCCTCAGTGCCGCGGATTTGCTTGTCGGACAGCGACGGCCTGCCGGCCGCAACAGTCGCGATGAATTGGTCATAAATGCCGAGACACGCGGCCTGCATTTCGGCCCGCACATCTTCCGGCAGCGGTTCGAACGGATTTCCGTCGACCTTATGGGCGCCGGCATAGATCAGCGTCGGCTTGACGCCTTCCTTTTGCAGCGCCTGCGAGAAATCGAGATGCATCATCACCACACCGATCGAGCCGGCGACGCCGGATGGCGTGTTGACGATGCGAGACGCGCCGGACGCGATGGCATAGGCGGCCGAGCACGCCATGCCGTTGACGATCGCCACCACATCCTTGGTCTTGGCGACTTCGCGCACCACGGCCGCGGCTTCGAAACAACCGATCGCTTCCCCACCAGGCGACTCCAGGTCGAGCACGATCGCGCGCGTCTTCGGATCCGCACCAGCGCGCTGCACCTGGTACTTAAGCCCCTCATAACTGATGAGGCCGCTCGAGGCGCCGACCCAGGCGCCGCGGTTGACGAATTCACCAATCATCGAGCAGATCCCGACGCCTTCCGGCGTACGGCGGAATGGCATCGGCCTGCCGGAACCATCCGACTCCATCGGATAGTCGCCATAGAACCGGCTGGCGCGCGCGGAATGGATTTGCATCGAGCCGTCCGGACCAGGCGTCGGATTGAAGGCCTGGCGCGTGAGACCGGCGTCGCTTTCGATCGCAGCCGCACGCGGACCGGCGCCAATGCGCGACAGCAAAAACGCGCTGATCGTTTCGGCAGTCGACGGCAACACCAGCAACGGCCGGTTATAGAACTGCGACGCAATCCGGTGATACGGAATGCCGGTGTCGGTCATAGCCAAGGCTCCTAGTCGTTCGTTGCCGGGTTAGCGCTCGGGTCGTTTTCGGCGAGCGGCTTGCCGGCGAGTTGCGTGCCAGCGGTCGAGCTCGGCACGCCGGCGTCACGAAGGGCGCGCTCTTCCTCGCCGAGCTGCGCGGCCTTGGCGGGGAACGACCCGCCGGTGCGCTCCATGATGATTTGCGTGCGGGTTTTGGTGCGCATCGCTAAATCTGTTTCGTCCGCCTTAGCCTCTTTCAGCGGGTCGAGTTGGATGCGCGCCGGCCCGATCCAATCCGAGCCGAGCCAGGCCTCACGCGCGACCGGATCCTCGAAATAGCCGTCCGCGGCCATGCGGCCGTTAGCGATGGCCTCGGTGATGACCCACTCATAAACCGGCTGGCAAAATTTCCAGGCGAGCCAGGACCGCCGCCTGCGGAAAAACTGCCAGCCCATTTCGAGCGCAGCGCGCGACGCCGAATAAGAGGTGTTGAAAGTCTTGAGCAGAAGCTCGCGGGGCAACTCCAACGCCACGCCGATCTGCGACGCCATCGCGTTGCAGAACGCCTCAAAGGCAATGTTCGGCCGCTTGGTGTCGGGGAATTGGATCTCTTCGCCGGCCCCGAGATCGACAACCGCCGCCGGGCCAAGCGCGAACTCCCTATCCTTGTCGACGTTGTCGGAGTCGTCGGCGGTTCCAACCGTGGGAGTATCGCCGGCTTCTTCGGTTTCGTGCTTGATAAAAAACGCGAGGAACGCAGCGGCCACGGCCGCCTTGACCTCGGCATCGGTGTAGTCGCCGAGTTGCTTAATTGCCTCGATGAACGGCGCCTGGTACGGCACGCCGCGCGCTTGGTCGGGCCGGAGCTGATCATAGAGGTGCAGGATCAGCGGCGCGCCCGTGACGCTCGATCCCTTGTTGTAAAGCTTCCACTCCCGACGCTTGCCGACCGTGAACTCCTGCGGATGCATCGTGGAGATCCAGTAGCCCGTTGGCCGTCCGTCGCTGTCGAGCGCAACGCCATCCGCTTGCGTGGCCGCGTTGAATCCGAAATTCGGATTCGATACCCGGTCGGCTTCGATCAATTGGAGCTTGAGACCATAAGTGTCCCCCGGATCGATGCGGCGCCGGCGCGCGGTGAAGATGTCGCCGGACTCGAGCGCGCCGCGAAGCACGACGGCCTGCATCTCGTCGAAATTCAGCCGATCGGTAAAATCCGGATGACGCGCCCAAACGTTGAACTCCCGCAACGCCTGGTCCTGCCAGGCCCGCGCCTGGTCCTGAGAGATCCCAAGCGTCTTGAAATCGACCTGCGGCTGCAGCGTGAGGCCGTCGCCAACAACATTGGTCACCACAGTCGACACCGCGCCGGTCGCCAGAGGCACGTTGCGGACCAGGTCGCGCGAGCGCGCGCGCAGATCCCGCAAGTCGCCGAGCGTGTCGCTGTTGGCGTCCGTCGCCGGCGGCCGCCAGTTTCGGGTTGCGCGCCGATCGCGGGAGCCGCCGACATAGCCGCCGCCAAATCCGCCGGCGCTCGAGCCGCCGAACATCGACATCGACGCGCGCGCCGCCATGCGCTTGGCGGCATGCACGGGCGCGACATACCCGATCGCCCGATCGAGCAAGTTAGTCCTGACGTTGATCATTTTGCGAAATCGCTTATTGCGGCACGAAGTTGCGCGTGCGCGAGCGGCCGGCCTGTTTACGCATCAGCCGCGCGACCATGTTCTGCCAGAACACAATTTGCGACCGAATCTCCGCGGCGTCGGCTCGCGTGAGGCGCCGCATCGAGTCGCCGCTCTGAATCTCGTAAGCCTGGTTGCTGGCAACCGCGATGGACGCGGCGAGCCACGCCGTGAGTTGAGCCTGCGCGGTTGCAAGCGGAATGACGTCGGTCATGCGACCCCCTCAGACAGAATGCGGCGCTTGCGGAGGCGCTTTTTGCCGGCGAGCAATGGAGTGCGCGCCGGCGGCGCGGCCACATCGGCCAATGCCGGCGTGGAAGCCTTGGTCACAAGATCGGGCTCGGTCGCTTGGACCGGAGCGCACCGCATGCGGCGTAGCGCGGCCCACTGGTGCGGCGTATAGCGGTTCAAGCCGAGATAGTCGGCCATCGCCATCGCGTACACGCGGCAATCCAAAAGATGGTTCGGCGCGTTTTCTTGCCAGATCTGGACGACGCGGCCGAACCTTTTTGCTTTGACCAGCGACTCCGCGGTCTGCTGATTAAAATAGTTTTCGTCGCACTGCGCGTGATGGTGACAATAACCAGGCGGATCCGCCTCGGCGCCGGCCTTGCGGCCATCCTTCCGCATGTTGCTGTAATAAGTGCTCTTCAAATTCCAGGTGCCGACCGGCCACACCATGGCTCCGCCGGCAATCTTTTTGCCGTTGAGCTTGATCGACACTTTCGTCGGCGTACCGATCGCCGGCGTCGGCCAACCTGGTTGGCCTTTGATGGCGAACGCGCGCGTGAGGCGCCGGGTCCATAGGTAGACCTGGTTGGCGCGGCCGCCATCGCCGGCGTCGACCGCCATCGCGTCGACCTGGCGCACGGCGCCGAACGCATCCGGGAATTGCCGATCGTAAAGAACGTCAAGCTCGAGCCATGCGCCGGCGCGCACGTCGGTCGTATCGCCTTCAATGAAGCGATGCTCGATCGACCACGACTGCCCATCGGCGCCGAACGCAACGACCTCATACCAAATGCCGTTGTGCTGGACGTCAGCGCCGCAGACGAGCAGCAAGCCATCGGCCGGGATATGGCCGACCTGGTAGTCTTCGCGCCGCTCGAGCAGCCGCTGCACCTCTGGCGCATCGCCGCGCATTTGGTACGGCAAGCCAAGCCAGAGATTGTAGAACGCCTTTAGCTTTTTCTCGTCGCCCTGCGCATCCCACCAGGCGGCGACCAGGTTATCCCAGGTCGTGACGAGCGAGATCAGCGCGTCGACATGGAACGACGGATAAAGGCCCTCCGCGTTGGTGGCGACGAAGCGGCCGCCGCGGACCAGCGTCGCCTTTTCGTGGTGCTCGATGATCGTCCCGCAGCACGCGGTCACATAGTGGGCGCGATACGGCGGCTTGCGTTCAAACCTGAGATGCTTGAACTCGAAAGCGAACGGCTCCGAGCAGCCGGGACAATTGACATGCCAGAAGCGTTGGTCGCCGGCCTTGAACAGCCGATCAATGCGCGACTCGCCATGCGCGAGCGGCGTCGACAAAGCGAACAGCCGCCAGTCGCCGGTTGCGTGGAACGAGGTAAACCGCGCCTTGTAGAGATCGAGCGGATCGCCGTCATCGCCAAGCTCGTCGGCCCAACCGTCGACCTCGTCCGCGATGCCCACCTTAAGCGTTCGCGAGCGCAGATCCCTGGCCGAGTTGGCATTGATGAGCGACAGCGATCCGCCGGGGAAAAGCTTGCGGCGAATGTTCGAAGATTTGCCGGACCGCGAAATCGACGCCTTGACCTTGGCGCGCAACGCCGGCGTGAGACGGATCGTCGGCGCGAGCTTCTCCGCGTTGAATTCCTTGAGCGCGTCGATCGACTGGACGGCGTAGCCGATCCGGCACGGCGCCAGATCC